CGATTTCACGGATTTCCATGAAGGCAGAGCGGTTTACTGCTGGCCAGCTGTGGATTGAACGTAATCGCAGGCGTGAAGGCCCGCCTGTTGTTTACACCGTTATGTCAGGCAAAACTGCTAGGCCATTTACTGAGCCGAAGGCAATCCTCAAATGGGTCAAATGGCCAAAAGGAACGCCAACTGGTGACTCATTACGGACATGGCTTGCGTCGTTTGACCAAGAAACTGAAACAGCCGCGCCAGAACTTGATATGGCAAAAATCAAGGCTGAAGGCTTCGGGCCTGAAGCTCATGATGAGGACCCAACCGCCAACACTAAAATGGTGACGTGATTGCAGGACCTGTCTCCGTTGGCAGCTTTGGCATCTCAGGCATCTCTGGGACAGGCACCTGGTCAAGAATCGTTTTCGTCAGTTCTAGCTTCAGCTCGCTGGCGTAGTTTTTGACCATTGACGGTACGCGCGTGTAAGCCAGCACGCCCATGACGGCCATCGTGCCAGACATTACGAAGCCAAGAACGCCGAGCAGGTTGTAGACCTTTTGCATAGCAAAAAGGCCCCAGTGAAGGGGCCAAGAAACGTGTGAGGTTCCAACCAAAAGGTAGCTCAGAAACCGCGCTTGAATCCAGTTTTGAATCCAAGGCCAACTTCATCGCCACTGCTGAAAGAAACCTCACCGTAAAGAGGGCCGCTGCTGATGCCAGCCTTGCCGGTCAGCTCAAGCTCTTTGTCGCCAGCATCAGGGAAGACGACAGCAGGACCAGCCTGAACATAAGCACCGTTGTCGAAGTCATAACCAACGTGGCCTTCGAGAATGCCTGCACCAACGCCAGAATCGAGACCGACACCAACGTTCAGCTCAGGATTGACGTACCAATCTGCGCGTGCAGACAGGGGGGCCAATGCAAGAGCACCAGCGATGGCACCAAAAACAAGACGCTTGATCATTTGGAAGAGAATTAGCGTTTTCCCTGGCCACGATACTTCTTCCGTCCATGGGACGGTTTCGAATGTGATCCATTACCTTGACGTGTCTTTTTTGGCTTGCTAGGGACAAAGTTCTGTCCGCTAAGGGACTTGGCCATCAGTAGCCGTCAGTGGACTGCAGGTTTTGATACTTAAGAGCCAAGCCGGTGAAAAGACCATGCTGCGGATGGCTAATCATGTCGCGGCCATCGAGGAAGAACAGCTCTTCGAGCCACAGCGTTCTTGCCTTTTGCACGGCAACATCCGTCGCGCCGTAGCTGGCGGTCATCAAAGGGTCAGGGCGTTGCATTACTCAGCAGGGTCAGGCGTGTTGCCCTCAGCGACCCACTCAAGGTACTCCTGATAGTCCGCGTTGGCGGGATCTGTAGGAATCCAAGAACCGTCAGTAGTTCTAAGAATTACAGCTGGATTTACCGCATTAGAGCGATGACAATAAACTTCTTGATAGCTCATAATTCAGCCTCCATTACAATGTGGAAATAGGATTCACTAGTAACGTTTACTCCTCCTATAGTAGTACTAATTAATACATGATTTTGCGAAGTATTTACTACACTTATGCCTACATCCGTATTATTAGTGCCTGTGCCTCTGTAAGTGTGAGCGTTACTTAAAGCGCCAGTTTTTGCACTACGCAACCTTACAGTGGGATCTGCTCTTTTTTGACATTGAAAAGTATAACTTTGCGAGGTGGTTGTATCATCACTTGCTATAAAATTAAACGATAAAGGTTTAGACGTACTGAACGGATACCCCTCATTAAAGTTGTGACCCTCTGAGTATCCAGAAGGATAAGTAGTTTCATAGTACCTCTGACATCTAGCAAGCTCATCGCCAAAGCTTCTGTGCTCGAAGTCGGTGGCAACCTCGCCTAATTCAAGCTGAACGCCAGTGATTTGCCAATAATCGTCAGTGCTTCCTCCAATGCCCAAATTACTGGCATTTCGATCTGTATTATCTTCAGCCGTCCAAGTTGTTTGATGAGTGCCGCCCGTAAAGTTAGACCCAGAGTTTAACCACCAACCAACACGGAACCCAGTCCCGTTGTCGTCGTTAATTACACCGGAAGCATCGCCAGGAATAGTTAAAACTTTTCTTTCCCAAGTGTTTGCAGCGTTAATCGTATATTGCAGGCATACTTGTCTATCAGAGTTGTCTGTCTGTTGAATCTCGACAGATGCGTTTCCTGTCTTATTTGACTTTACATAGAAACTTAAAGTTAACGCTTTTGCGGAAGAATTTCCATAGGCTAAATGTTGTAAATTTTGACCTTCAATATGCTGATAAACCTGAAAAAAGTCACCAGCAGCAGGCGACGAATCTGCGGCAGTGCAGTCAATTTTGAAACTGTTTGCAAAACCATCAGGTCCGTCTGATTGCTGGGTGAGTGTATATGTCCCTAAGGTGTTGAGACCTATTTGAAAACGATCAACAGCGTGATAACCGCTTCCAGTAACGCTAGTCACGCTTGTCGATCTCTGGCTGACCTGCGCCGCACCATTGATAATCAGGTTGCGATTGCTTAGCTGACCAGCAGTCGGCAGCTGTTGACCGTCAATCTGAACGTGACCGCTGTTGTCAATCGCGATGCCACCATCATCCGTGGAGGTGTTCTTGATTGAGTTGACCTTGATAGTGCTCATGATCAGGCGACCTTTACGATAATTTTGGCACGGCCATCGTCTTCAATGGCAATAACCTTGCCAACTGAGGACATGTATTCAGCCATTGTTAGGTCTGCTTCGGCTTTTGCAGTGCCTTCAATAGAGCCATCAGCGGCAGCGGTAGGAATGATGTGTTGCCCAGGAGTTGCACCTGTCACGTTGACAGGGACTTGACCTGAAAACGCAATACGATCGACAAGCTGACGCGCAGCTTCTAACGCTTCTTCGTAAGCAACTGTGGCCGCAGCAATTTCTTCTTCAGTTCTGTCGTCGTCGTACCCACCAGGCTCTTCGCCAATAGCTTCGTGCCACTTATCACCACCCACATAAGATGGGTCTGTCGATTTGACAACGAAACTAATAGCATCAGCAAACACGTTTGTAAGCTTGCCTTCTGAGTTAATACCGCAGATGTCGCCTTTGGCTAGCGTAAAGTCGCCAGCTTTTGTCATGTATTCAGCGTAGTCAGCGCCAGATGCGTTGATTGTTCCTGCAGTGTTAATTGAACGGTTTGTTCCTGTATTTTTATACATTCTCAATCCTGCCGCTGTCGAGCTAACGGATCCACCAGTATTCACTGAGTACCATATTCCGGTGTCTTGACTTGATCCCCCGCTAAGTTGGTAGCCACTTATTACAAGTAAAGCATCACCCTGGGTAGCGTTAATTCCATTAAGTCTGTGGGAGCCCGTTCCATTTAAATAACCACCAAATTGGGTGTAACCAGTGCTCTGAATCCGCACCCGCTCAGTTGCGGTTGTTGAGAGTGTTAAAGCATCGTTTGTGTGGTCATACCTTACCCTTCCTCGGTGAGCAGCTGAGGAACTGTCTCCAAAAAAGATGTTTCCAAAATTGTTAGTATCAGAAAAAATTGTTATCCCGGCACCAGAGCCAGTAGCTTTAATAACTAGATCGTCTGCATTTGAATTTGCATCACTTGGTGTAGCAGTTCCAATTCCCAACCGTCCCGATGAATCCAGGCGCATTTTTTCATTGGCTTGGATCTTAAATTTATGCTCTGATGCCCTGTAATTCAAAGGCGTGTTGGATGATCCGGCATTATTGAATACCTCAAAAGATGCTTCGGTGCCGCCAGCACTTGAAAAAACAAAATTGGCATCAGTTACTGTTCTGACTTGCAGCTTGTCAAAAGGACTTGTTACGCCACCAATGCCGATGCCCGTGCTGGTTTCGACCATGCTGGAATACTCCAGCTCGCCAGCAATACCGCTGTTCTTCAAAAACTGATTAGCAGACCCTGCGCTAGTCGGCAGCGTCAACGTAATATCCGACCCAGACGGGCTGGTGTCTGCTGGAGCGTCGAATGAAACGCTACCGTCGCTGCTGCCTTTCAGTTTGATGCTCATAATCAGGCAGGATCGTTATCCGCGATAGAGGCATTGTAGGCAGCGATGACATCAGCGGTCCAGAGTGCTGCTGCGATGTCCTGCACTTCCTGCGGCTCACCAGTCACGTCCTGACCAGGAACAACAACATGGCGGTGATGACTCCGCGCCAGCTCAACGCCATCCTCTTCGACCACAGTGGTGGTGCGGATTTGGATGACCTGATTAGGCAGGATTTCTTCTTTGAGTTCAGTGCGCTTGGTGATAGCCATTAGGAACGTCCTCCAGACGAAACAGGTTTAGGCAGTAGTAGTATAAGCGCCAGAAAGTGCAATTCTGCCGTCAGCGTCATCCCATACTTGTGAGGGACTTAAATGAACACGAGAACCGTTGCTCATTGCACCAAGCAAAACAACTCTAGTTTCGTTTTGCGAAACATAAGCGTGGTCAACACTATTTCCAAGGTTCATTTGCCACGCAACAATTAATCCAGTATCAACATTACCAGTATTAGACGCAGTAAACGGAAGACCATTTACAGTAGCGTAAGGATAACTGTCACTACCAGAAAGGGCACTAAGATCAATGTTGATAAAAACGTAAACTAAGTTGCCGATTTTTGTGTACCTCCCTGCTTGTTCATTGTAAGAAGCAGTAAATCCTGTGTTAATTGTTGGTGTAAACGTACCCTCTTCATAATCGTTGAGAGCGTTTGCAGCAGCCGTGTCGCTGTTGAACTTAAGGCCGTCATCATCAATTCTTACCTTCTGAACATTTCCAGTAGACCCATCGTTGGGAGCAAAATATAAATAGGTCCCATTAGAAGAGCTGTTACTGTCCCACTTGCAGCCAAGCTCGCCACGGCTGTTTCCTCCTGTAGTTAATCTAAAATCAATAGCTGCGCCTTTATTTGCGGTAGCGTTAATAAAGTTAGATACGGCGAGCGGATAAGAACCACTAGAGCTAGTTTCAACAACTTCAAGCTTTCTGTCTGGCGAAGTGGCATTGATGCCAACATTGCCCGAGCTATCAACCGTTGCGCGTGCCGTTCCACCAGTAACCAGCTTCAGCTCATTCGTTCCACACTGCAGACCAGTATCAGCGTCATCGCCTGCATAGGCAGGTGCAGCAACAGAGTTCGTGCCGTTTAGTTTGAGGGTCATAATCAGAGAATGACGAGGATCGCGCCAGACGGCACTGTGATCGTAGCTCCACTGTTAATCGTGGGCGATACCGTGGTTCCGTGCTTGCCAGAACCCAGCTCATAGCTGGTAGTCACGGTCTGGTCAGTCTCAACAACCCACGCATCAGATCCACCGCCAGTCGCACCACCACCAAGCGGTGCCCAGCTTGTTCCGGTGTAACCCTCAAAAGCAGAATCGGTTGTATTCCGACGAATCATGCCCTCAGCTGCACTGCTGGGACGTTGTGCAGTTGTGCCGACAGGCAGCGTCAGCGAACCAGTGCCATTGACGGTCGCACCGTCAGCAGTAGTCTCAAATTTCTTGCTGTTGTCGTAAAAAAGTTCTACTTGACCATTGAGAAATGCGTTTAAATAGTTTTCGCCGTCAATGTCTTCAAGAACAAGGTTTCTGCCTTGGACGTGAAGGCTGCCGGTGCCATCGTCTTTTATGTATGAGTTGCTGCCATCGTGATAGATCTTTAAATCTTGCCCCGTGCCAAGACGCAGCTCATTGCTGTCATCAAGCTGGACATGACCGTTGACTTCAATGCCTTCGCTAAATGTCCAATAGCCGGTGCTTTGCACCCAGTTAATCGTCTTATCAGTTGCACCCTTTAGCGTGATGCCGCCACCGTTAGCAGTTGTATCTGTCGGTGTAGCAACAGAGCCCAGCTCGATGTTTTTGTCGTCAACAGTGACCGTCGTTGACTCGATCGTTGTTGTCGTTCCAGAAACCGTCAGGTCACCAGTAATCGTGGTCCCGCTGTTGGTAACGCTGATGCGTTGAGAACCACCAGTCGAGATCGCAACGTTATCAGTTCCAGCAAGGTAGATCCCGTTGCCGTCGTCAGATTCAAAGGCAATACCAGGCGCTGATTCCGTACCAGAAGGCGCACCCTTAAACAGCTCTTGGACAGTGATCTTTTTGTTCTTGTCAGTAGCCGCAGCCTCACTGACATCAACAATCGGCAGTACGTCGTCGGTTGCAGGCGCTGTAAGCGCCGTCATTGCGGTGATCTTACGGTTCGCCATGTTTAGGTCTTGATGACGTACATCATGGCAACGTTACGAGGTCTTGCCTCATTGCCACCTTGGTTAGCAATGCTGACTGACGTTGAAGTCGAAACTGAGATGCCTGTGGTGGCTGAATTAGTCGGCTCAACTCCAGAAAAACCTGTGCCTGACTCTTCAATCACTCCATCCCCAGAATCGCTGTTTGAATAAGGAACGTCGTGGAAGTGACCAGGATCAGAAACAGTCGATGTTGAAGTCGCTGTTGCAGTGTGATTGTGTTGAGCGTTTTGACCTGACTGCGAGCTGCCAAAGCTACGGCCACTATCTACACCACGAGAATCGTCCCAGCCACGGACAAACTCGCCGCGTAAATCTGGGACGTTAAACGTGCTACTGCCATCACCAGCACCGTGCGTCGTACCAATGATCGTGAACAGATCGGCGTAAGTTGTCCTGCTAACAGCTGCGCCGTTGCATTTCAGGTAACCACTCGGTGCAGTAGTCGTCGCCATCATGTGAACCGATCCAGTCGGCACAGCCTGCGGCAAAGCAGCGAAGCTCAGATTGCCGCTGCCATCTGACTGCAACACATCATTCGCGTTGCCATCACTGCTGGGCAGAGTCAGCGTGATGTCGCTTGCTGCATTATCTGGAGCGCGAACCGCAACGAAGTTGCTGTTGCTGGTATCGCGGAAACGAATGGCCTTACGGTCCTGAACCGTAATGCCGTTAGTGTCGATCTGAACGCGATTCGTTCCACCAGTGCTGACATTAACCGTATCGCTGGCACTGAAGTACAGCCCGGTGTTGGTGTCGTCCGATCGCCGGACTGCTGGTGCGCTCGCACTGCCTGCAGGGATACCAACGTTGCCGGTGAACGTCGGACTAGCCAACGTTGCCAAACCAAGGTTGGTGGCAGACAGCGTTCCAACGGTCACGAAGCCGTCATCCGCTGCATTGCGGATCTTCAACGCATCATTATTCGTATCTGCCCACCACATAAATGCAGTGGTTGTAGAAGGTGCTGCCGCTCCAGAATTATTGCTATACAGCGCAGACAGGTTGCTATTGATGTCGGCCCTTACGTTCGAGCCGGTGTCGTTAGAGATATTCTGGTCGGCTTGACTCATTAGCCTTTTCCGTAGCCGGTAGCAGTCCAGTTCACCGTTTTGGCGATCCGGGTGTCACTGGAATTGTAGACCGACACATCAAATCCGGTAGCCGACGAATTGCTGATGACGTAGTAGTCACCGCTGGAGTTAGTCGTGAAGACAATGCCGACTGAAGGAGTCGCCGCAAACTTGTTGCCCGATCCATAAGCAACCGACACATCAGCACTCGTGCTGGTCGTCACCGATCCAGTCACGGTACGAATCGGCATGTTTGCAACCACACGCAGCTGGTCAACTGCAATCTGTTCGTCAACCGCACCAGTGCTGAACTCCGCCTTCAACTTGAACGCACGAGCCTTGAACTCAGCGTTGTTGTAACGGCGGTAGCTCGTATAGGTAGGCGATCCAGACGGGTCATCCTGCGTGGTTTGAATAAACAGCTTCACGTCTGGAGCGGTTGGTGCCGTTCCGTCAAAGTCAACAATGGCGTCAAAGTCAGGGCGGTCATCCAAGCGGATGCCGTAGGGGTAAAACGCACGAGCACGCAACGTGCTGTCCAGCTTGACGCTAAACACATCTGAAAACGTGATCGGGTTGTTCTGGAACTCGTAGGTGCCGCTGGTATAGAAACCTTTGTTGCCCTCAAGGCCCAACACGCTGGTGTTATCGGTGTCATCCTCCATCAGGATCAACGAGTCATCTTCAGCGAGCATGTCGCCTACAGATGCCGTCTCAACACCAGGCTCAAGGTCAAGCTCTAGTTCGTTTTGCCCTGTATCAACAACAAGGTTGGTTTTCGTGCCAGCAAAGGACGGATCCTCTGTCTGCGAGCTGACGTTTTGAACATTGTCCAGATCAGCTTTGGTGAACTCGATGTAAGCCGCATCCAAGCTCTCGCGGCCACCTGAATCGACAAACTTGATGCTGTACGTCCCAGGCTTGAGATCTTCGTAGGTTTCAGTTGCTGAGCCTGCAACATCGTCAGAAATACTGGTAGACGTTGCCCAGGTCACGCCTGTTAGATCAGGCGAATGACGCAACCGCACCACACCGCCAACACGCACATCAAGATCACTGGCTTGGTTCCAGCTCAGTCGGGCCTGACCGTTGACCGGAATCATGCTGAACCCGGTGACATTGCTAGGTGCAGCGGTTTTACCGACGAGGATGAACGTGGCAGACGTGATTCGGCTGCTCTTGTTCAGGTAGTTGCGAGCTGAAATTTGCACATACAACGTGCCAGCACGCAGGTTCCGCAACGTGACGGATGGTGATGCCGTTTGAACCGTTTCCCAGTTGTCGTTATCGATCCGGTACTGAACTCGGAAGTCGTTGACGTTTTGCCGATCGTGGTTCCAGCTGATTGACGCACCAACAAACACACTGGAGCCGTCTTCGTAAAGGAACTCCTCGTTGTCGATGCTGTCCACCGCGTTTGGAATGGCAGACAGATTGCTGATGCTGCGCGTCGTCAGCGAAACATCAGCTTCAACAGCGTCATAAATCGTGCTGTTGTAAGCAATCGCGCTTACGCCATAAATGCCTTCCTCAGACTCAGCAACAGACGCAACGCGAAACTGCTGGGGCAGCAGCTCTGTTGTCTGCACCATGAACACTGAGTTGGCTGCAGGTGCTTGGCTAAATGCAGTATCAACGTCGATGTCACACGTTCCATCCGCCTGAGGCTGAATACCGCCAACCGGGATGTCGCGTGTTTCAACAACACCTGTCGGCAGCATCACCGATAGCTTCGGGCTGTTCTGTGCAGCCAGAGCAACAGTCAGGTCATTGCTGCTGTCTGCTGTGATCTGCGTTGTGGTTGCAGATTGGATGCGACCAGAACGACGCTCCCCAGCACGCACTGGATCGGCAATGTCAATGACCATCCCAGGGCGCAGAACAATGCCGCTCTCAAGTGCAACGCTGAACTGGCACGTTTCAGTCAGGTTCTGTTCAGACAGCAGCGCCCATTTGCCGATCCGATGCGCTTGGCCTTGGCTGTAACAACCAATGGCCTTAATGTCCTTTTTGATGATGCCGTACTTAGCGACAGCAGCATGATCCTCAACGTATTCATATTCCTGGTCGCCGCGAGTGTCGTAAGACTGCCAAGCCACAACAGCAACGGTGTGACGTACTTTTTGGGATGTTCCTTGGTATTCAAAAATTCCGTCAACGACGTTGCTCTGACCAATCAAGTATTGCGGATCAGCGGGCTTGTCCTGCAACAGGGCTAGTGACCCGGCGCTGTAGTACGAAA